GTTGATGTTGCAGATGTATTTCCATCTATAATATTTAATTCTGTTGTTGTAACAACTGCTCCGTCCAATATTTGCACTTCTGCTTCAAGCAAGTCGGCTAGAGCATTAGCTGTTGTCTGTCCCATTGTGGCAAGCTCTGTCAACTTGTCGCTGTGTGGTTCAATATCCGTTCCTATAACTAACCCTAATGCGGTTCTAGCAGCGGACGCAGAGGTGCTTCCTGTACCACCGTCTGAAACAGCCAGAGTACCTGTTATTGAACTGGCAGCTAAATCAACAGCAAGTTCTGTAGATTCAAAAACTAATCCACCATTTGATTTAATATCTAAAGATAAAGTATTTCCAGATTTATCTAAACCATCACCCGCTGTAATTTGACCAGCACCAGAGAATTGAGCAAAAGTAAGGTTATTTGTACCTGTGACAGCAGATCCTTTGTTACTAGTACAAACAAAGCCGTTGTCAGCGTTGACAGTTCCTTGCTCTACAAAAGTAAAGAATCCAGCAGCGTCTGCTCCGGCAGCTAAATCTGCGGCTCTAGCGGGACTCGACCCTACGACATAAATACCATTTTCTGAAGCTGTACTTTGGTCTTTGACTAATACTCTATTTCCATCAGCTAGTGTTACACCATCTAAAGTATCGCCATTATTTAATGCAGTTGAAATTGTAATATTTGCAGTAGTACAAGCGACACAACTATCTTTAACATCTAAACCTTGAGCAGTAGCTTCAACAAACGATTTTGTCGCTGCATCACTTGCGTTTACTGGGTCTGAAAGGTTTGTAATCGTTTGTGAGTTAAGACTTACACTAGCTGAAGGAGCAGCCATCTGGTCAAGTCTGTTAACTCTTACCCCTGCATCAAAGTCAGATATTTTTGTATGTGCTAACGAGGGAATATCAGCAGCTACTAAAGCTCTAAATGTAGGCGCAGCATCACTTCCAGAAGATGGTCCTGATAATACTGAATTTGCAGCCCTTACGGTATCTTTATCCCAAAAAGCACCTTTACCACCAACTTTCTCAATAGTTGTAGCTGAACCCCCAGATCCTCCAGTTCCTTTACCAATAAATAAAATATCCGAGCCTTCTGCATGAGCTAACTCAGCATTTTCTAAACTGGTTGGTGCTGACGATCCTGTAGATCTTTTTTGTCTAATAGTGTTAGCCATGTTTTAAAAATTACCCCCATCAACGAGTGTAAGGACTGTGTGTGTTGCTGTAGCCTCAAATCTAGAGTTTGAGCTATTGTAAACAGGAATTGAACCATTGACTTTGTTATCGCCATTAAATTCAAACCCTGCGGCTGCTGGTCCTTGTGGTCCGGCAGTTGTGATTTCAACTGTAGTTACATCAGAAACCTGACTAACAACAACCTGATTTGGATTACTCATGCTGTGTAACCTTCACTTATAAATAGTGTACCCTCAAGATAATAGTTTTTGCTACCACTTGGCTCAGTTAGTAATACATCATATTCTAATTCATCTAAACTAAAAGTTGCAGTTTGTGTATCAGTTAAGGATATATCAACGATTCCACTCGTTCTATTTGTGTAAGCAACTGTCCAATCAGCGTATTTTGTAATTCTTTTTTTTGTTTTTGGGTCAGCACTCCAACATTGAGCAGCAACAGTGTAACCTGTTAACCCTATAGCATCTCCATTAGAATCTTTAAAAGTAAGACGCAAAGCAAAATCTGCTCTCCTGTCAACAGTAAAATTTTTCTTTGCTGGAATAATTGCCATTTATTTAATGTCTAAAGAAACTGCACATTGAATCACACCGCTTGATTTTATTATATAGTCAATCCTGTCAATCGCATTAGCAGTTGTTGTTAAAGTTGGTGCTGTGCCACCTATAAATTTAAAATGACTATCAAAACTTGCTGTTCTATTGCCTGTTCCATCTTGTGTGATAAATATTGAACCACTCTGTCCAACTACTTGATTTGAAGGCGCACCAAAGTTTCTATTTGCTCCTAAAGTAACTGAGTGATGACAGGCAGTAGCCATATCAATAATAATATTCGTAGCATCTGTCAATGCTGTAATATTTGAAGCTGCTCCACCTGTTAAAGCAATTCCGCTTGTCAATATTGATAATTTTACATTATTAGCTCTTTGTAATTGTAGATCAGCACTCGCAGCATTTATTTCACTAAAAGAACCTGCATTATGTCTAATTTTTAAATCATCTCCTCCCCCAAACTTTATTAAAGCATTATCAGCAAATTCCAAACTGTTATCTGACTTATCCCAAACAGCATTATAATTAGCACCGACAAAAGTTACATCATCAGTTGTTAAAGTACCTGTCATAGTACCACCTGATTTAGGAAGTAATCCTAAATTAGCTGAGTCTAAATCTCCTATTTCAAAAAAAGTTGCCTGTGCAGCAGCAGCGTTACCAGATGTTGATCTAATCTTTAATTTGTTATTTGTTGTATCAGCAAATAATTGACAGGCACTTGTAGTTCCTAAATTATTTTGTGTACCAGCATTACAAGTCTTTATTGCATCTAATATTAAATTAAGCTCAGCTCTTACGACTGAACCAGCAGCATTGGCTACATCATAATCTGCTACTTGTGCCATTAGACTTTGTTTTCCTTCATATTACACCCCTTTACCATAACCGACAGCTTGATAGGTAAAGTTTCTATTAACAAAACTACTTCCATTTTTTATTTCTACTGTGAAACCTGTTGAAGAAACGCTTGTTATTGCGAAAAAATCTCCAGTTTGAGCATTTTGAATCGTTATTCCAATACTAGGTAAATAAGCAGAAGTTGAGCCACCTAAGTCAGAAGTGCCAGTAAAGAATGGTTTATCAAAAGTAACACCCTTTGAGGAAGTCCCTGATGCAATAACTGAAGTAGAAGTTTCAGTACGAGCTTCAAATATTGCTTTAAAACCAGCCTGTTGAACTGTAACATTTTGAGCTACATCTCCACTAGATAAAGTAAGTTTAAATTGAAAAGCACGACCCTTAAAAGTACCATTCGCAAAAGTATTAAATTGTGTATAAGTTGGCGACCCTGATGGATTGTCTTGGGTAACTCTTACTTCTGCTAAAACATTTGTTGACTCAGCTTTTCCACCATCGAAATCTGTCCAAGTATCAATATTTTCTGTTCTACTATCAATATTATTTCCTACATAAAATGAAACTGTTTGAATGTGTTTTTGTAAATTTATAGAATAAACAGCACCTAAATCTAAAGTAGATGCGAATAAGTAAGTACCTGTTGCGTTTGTTGCTGGGTTTGTTAACTCAAGAGTATTACTTGAAATTATTGATACATTTGATTTTGTTCCGCTAAATGGAGAGCTTAAAGTATCTTCTCTTTGATTTTTTACTATTAAATTATTTATTAAATCAGGTAAATCTACAATTACGCTTGTTTCTCCAGAACTAAATCTTCCCCCATCATCTTGGTACTTTAAAATATATTCGCCCTCAAGACTAGGTACAACAGCTTCAGTTGAACTACCAGCTATTGCACGAATTAAATCTGTTGAATGTTGAAAAGTTCCACTTCCGTCAGTCTTATTACTATGACGAATATAAACTAATCCCCCATGTAAAACATCAGCGTCAAGAGTTTTATCCCATCTTAATCTTACGAATTGTGTTGAAACTGGCTCAATTGATAAATTTTGAACATTAGAAGGAACTGCTGATTTACCAGTAGCATTATGAGAAATAACAGATGGAGTTGATGATAGTTTTAAACCAGCGTTAAAAGAATATACTTGAATCTCATATTTTGCTTCCTCAGAATCTAAAATTTCAAAATCAGGTCTTAATACGTTTACTGCTGTAAAATTACCATTTTCTTTTCTATAGTTAATTTGATATTGAGTAACTCCTTGAACTGGTTGCCAAGATACAAGAATTTTTGCAACAGCTTGACTATTAATAACAGCAATTTTATCAACAGCAGATAAATTTTTTGGGGATGGTTTTGGGTCGTTTAGGTTTGATATTTTTATTTCGGGAAGAGTAACTGATTGTTCTATATTTGCGTATTTGCCATCTAAATATGTAAGACCTTGAATTGTATATTGTGAACTATCATTTTCCTCAACTGATATAACTCTAAATTTTTGGGTTTGCAAATCATCACTTGTTAATAAATAAGGCGATTGAGCAAACGGTGTTTGTGAAAAAGTTGTTGCTGTTGTGCCATCAAATCTTAAAACACTACTAACACTAAAAACAGAACCAACTATATTTGAAACTGACCCAACTTCAACTGTTCCGTCAGGTAATAAAACGCTTATTTTAACATTTTGATTAAGGTCTGATAAGGTCGTAGCAGAAACAGCATCAATAGTTATTGAACTTGTTGTTGCAGATACGACACGACCACCTCTTCTTCCTCCCGCCCTTACAGGGTCATTGATTTCAATAACACTTCCAACTCTGCAAATAGAAGCTGAGTCTATTGAAGTTGTGAATGTAACAAGCTCGCTTTCATTTTGCTCACTAAATAAAATTGATTTTCCAAATCTTTGAGCTTGACCTCTTGATGTACAGCCAAAAGCTTTGACTTGTTTTTTTAAAATCCCAAATTTGTTTTGAGTTGCGGTGTCAGCTTCAACAACTTCATAATCTATTTCCTGTGCATCCATATTAAAATAGGCAACAGAAATTACAGTATGTCGTTGCTTTAGACTTGCACCTGTATAACTAAAACCACTTTCATCAACATTAGCTAAATTGAAAAGATAACTAGCATCAGTTGGCCTATCTTGAGCTAACTGTATTGAACCATTAGCCCAGACAGCCTGACAATTCATAATACTTGCAAGATTATTTATTAAATCAAAAGCTTCGTTTGATGACTGTATATTTACGTTGCAACTAAATCTTGCTTCTTTTGCACCTGTTCCTGACATATCATCTACTTCTTCATTAGCATATTTTGATGCTTCTACAAAACTAAAAAGATCTAAATTATCATCAGTTATGTGATCTCCAAAACCAAACCTAACTGAAGTTAAAACATCTAATAACACCATTGATGGGCAGCTACACCATGTAGCAGCTTGCATAGTTCCATTAAAAA